TTGCTAAGTGATATTGATAGCGCTGATTTTAAGGCGGGCGTGAAAAAACTGTTGAATCAAAGAGTTTACAACTCATTCCCAACGATTGCCGAGCTTCGCAATGCGTGCTTAATTGATGCCGATAGTCGCGCGATTATGGCATGGCAATCAGTTTACGATGCGATAGCGCGCTTTGGTGCATATGCTACGGTGGCATTTGACGATAAGGTTATCCATATGGCGCTAGGGGCTGTAGGTGGTTGGCATCATTTATGCTGCAGCACGATTCAGCAGTTGGAGTTTTTGAAGAAAGACTTTATGAAAGCCTATGTTAGCTATAGCAGAACACCAATGGAAACGAAACCATATTTCACAGGAATTTGTGACCGAGAAAACGGTTTAGCAACCATTAACAGCATTAGCTGTAGTTATCTCAGCGAATCAGAGGTCAACAAACAGCTTGCGTATGTCTCTGGCAACAAAGGCAGTGCTAAGCAAATTATGGCAGAGATAAGAAATAAAATTGCGCTTAAGGAAATCCAAGGAGGTGCAGCATGAGTTTTGAAGATGCTTTCAGAGGAGTTGTATCAGCGGAAGTTCAGCCAATCACACAAAATATTGAGCGATTAACCCAAATGGTTGAATATTTAGCTGACAAAGTTCAAAGGCTAGAAACAGCTAGGGGCACGACAGGAATCAAAAAAGAGCTTTTGTCGTTGCGTGATGTTGAAAACATTGTCGGGCGCAAGCAGTGCTGGATATACAAACAAATGCATGCAAACGCTTTTCCTGCGCAAATTTCAATGGGTAGTCGCGTATTTTGGAAACGCGAAGATATTGAACGATTTGTTGATATCACCAAAAAGGGTGAAGTGTATACAGTTAAAAATGGAACCACGGAGGGCTAAGCGATGTCTAAAAAGAGATTATGCGAAATATGTGGGCTAAATCCTGCGACAGTTCCTGACAGGGGTCGTCCCGGCAAATTAATTAATCGGGTATGCGGTAGATGTCATGGCTTGAGGCTAAAAGGAGATTTTCAACAAATTTTAGAATTACGCAAAGCGTGGAGGCTAAGCCATGAAAACAACTAATGCTATGTTGAAATACCGCACTAAGCGATTGATTGATATTGACCGTGAAGAGATTGAGGCGGCTGAGAACGTTAAAAGCGCTCATAAATCGCCTGTAAGCGACTTTTTTATAAAATACGTAGTTAGACAGCCAAAGGATGGTGTTCGTTCATTGGCGCCCTATTTACGTCGAAATGCGGGGTTGTGAAATGTTCGGAACAAAAGAATTTGATGCTGTACTTGTAGGTTTTGAAAACGCCATGCGCTATGGCGCCTTTAGATGTAGGTTAGACAGGGAGTCAAGAGAAGAAATGCGCGAGGGAAAAGGTAATTGGTACCAAGATGGTGAGGCTAATCAGTTGTTTAAGGCGTATATGCTTGGATATTCAAACGCCAAGAGCGTTTATCAGCAAAGTTAGGAGGGAATGGTATGCACCAATCACTAGAGATATTAAATCACTTAAAAGACAACGGCAGTATCACGCCACTTGAGGCACTGCACAAATATGGCTGTATGCGCCTTGGTGCGCGGATTTTTGAGCTACGCCAGAAAGGTTACCCGATTAAAACGGAGATTTCTGAGAGTAGCAAAAAGTATGCGGTTTATAAATTAGTTAAGGAGTAGTTATGACTATTGAAGAGTTTAAAAAGCAAAAGTGGACAGCTGAGATGTATTGTACATATTCAAACCCGCGCACGAAGGAACAAACTATGCACGCTGTTGCAACGGTTTGTTTTTCTGAATGTCTGGTTGGGCTGTGCGATCCAAACGTAGATGAATGTGAGCCTGAGGATATCCATTGGGTTAGATGTGAGAATGTTACTTTAGGTGTGACGGGGCGTGGCAGGACATGAAAGTTTTAAGCTTATTCGATGGTATTAGTTGCGCACAAGTCGCTCTAAACAGAGCGGGTATTGCTTGCTCAGAATACCATGCTAGCGAAGTTGATAGCCATGCAATCAAAGTAACACAGTCTAACTACCCGATGACTAAACAGCTTGGCTGTGTAACAACGGTTACTGCGCAGGACTATGATTTGATTGTTGGCGGCTCACCTTGCCAGGGCTTTAGCTTTGCGGGGAGACAGAAAAACTTTAATGACAACAGAAGTAAGTTGTTTTTTGAGTTTGCGAGAGTGCTTAAAGAAAATAAGCCGTGCTATTTTTTGTTTGAAAATGTCAACATGGAGCAGAAGCATCAAGACGTCATTACGCAAGAGCTAGGTGTTAAGCCTATCAAAATTAATAGTGCTCTGGTGAGTGCTCAAAATAGAGTTAGGCTTTATTGGACTAATATTCCTGCGGTAAAACAGCCAGGCGATAAAGGCATTGTATTAGCTGATATTGTCGGCTCTGGTTATGTGAAAGTAAGTAAAAAGCTTACGCCTAAAAACAATCAACTTAAAGCATCCTGTTTGACCGGTGGTGGTCACAGTGGCGGTAATCATAGTGATATGGATTTACTACTGGTGAATGGTAAAACAAGACGATACACACCAGAGGAATGCGAAGCTTTGCAAACATTACCGCGAGGATATACGGCATCAGTGAGCAATACACAACGCTACAAAGCACTAGGCAATGCTTTTACGGTTGACGTTATAGCGCATTTGTTTAGCGGTTTGCAGGGTTAATATGAGGGCTTTAATCACATTTTCTGAGTTCTCAGAGCTAAAGCAAGTTGTACTGCTTGCCTTAGTCTGTGAACAAAAGCAGACAGAATCAAAAAAGCAGGTGCTAACTCGAGTGCTTAAAGCCTTTGATGTGAGCGAGTTTGTCAAAGAAATGCTCAAGCGTGACGTGCTTGGGTTTGTTTAGCTGATGGATTGTGAAGTCAAGTTACACAAACTTGAGTGAAGCAGGTTGGTAATATTGACCTCACAACAAAAAAGGAATGCTTACGAATGAATGAACTTCAGAAAATAACAGACTGGAAGTATGTTACAACAGATAAAGCGAAGCATATATTTGCGCAGTTAGAAAAAGAGCTAGATACAAGTCTGGAGACGCAAAAAGTCTTAGACGACAAGCTATTCAAATTGCTCAGTTTCTCAATTGTTGCTATTCCAGCATTATTTACGGCTATGCAGTTCACAAAAGTATCGGCAGCGATTTTTATCATTGCGATAGGTTTCTTGGTTTGCATGTTGTTTTGTTTGCTTGGTGTGTATGCGCGCAAGTATCGAGCAAGAGCAGAAAAACCAAGTGATTATATGTGCACAGGCGTTATTGATGAACCCTACAGATTGTTTTTGTATGCGGATGCAATGAGCTTTCAAGCATCGATCTCAGAAAATATCAAATCTAATCAGAGTAAAAGCAAATGTTATAAATTGGCGATTGTCAGCCTATTTGTTGGGTTTTCTTTAAGTACACTTATTTTGGCGGTGGCATGCCTCTATCCCATCCATCTGGTACAGGTCTAGGGTTTGGGGCAGTCAAGTTTAAAGCCATAGTGAAAACTCCATTTTTAAGGTTAAGCAATGAGTATAACAAGAAACACAGCATTCACGAAAGCGCAGCAGCAGTTATTACAAAGTCAAACTTTATCAAGCATTACTTTGCACGCCAGCGGGGAGGTGGGGGCTGAGTGCGTCTTTAATGGGAAGCTTACTTTTTCCTCTTTAGACGCGCTTCAGGCTTGGCTTGATAACGAAGGTAATTTATTTATTTAAACTCTTGGGAGGGAGGCGATGAGTCAAGAAGTGCAGACCGTCAATAATCAGGTCACAGTTGTTACCGATGAGCAAATTGGCAAGTATCTGGAGTCAATGGGTAATGATTTAAATCCAGTACACAGAACACAATTTATTGAGCTTGCTAAGGCGTTTAATCTCAATCCGTTTACGAGGGAGATATATGGCGTCAAATATGGTGATAATTTCAATATTATCGTTGGCTATGAAGTTTATATAAAACGTGCTGAGCGTAGCGGTCAGTTAAATGGTTGGTATGCATGGACAGAAGGCAATTGCGAAATTAAAAGCAAAACCATCAAGCGCAGGAATAAAAAAACAGGTGAGTATTTTGACGTAACGGTTAATTATCCTGTTGGTGACATGGTGGCAAAGATTGAAATATATCGAAAAGATTGGGATAAGCCGTATAAGCACAAAGTGCACTTAAGTGAATATGCGCAGGAAAATGAAATGTGGGCATCAAAACCTAGAACAATGCTTGAAAAAGTCGTTATAGCACAAGGATTTAGGCGTGCATTTAGTGTTGAGCTTGGTGGCATGCCATATACGAAAGAGGAGTTACCACCGCCAAGTGAGCCAATCGATGTCACGCCACAGAATGAGCAGCCTAAGCAAAAACCAGCAACACATCCAACAGCAAATAAGATTTTCTCAAAATTGAAGTCTGAAGGGATGAACACTAAACAAATGCAGCAGTTTGCTGCATATGCAAAGCTTATATCTAGTGACGCAGATAGTTGTGCGCGCGTATTCAATAACTTTGCTGAGATATTAGAGCAATACAAAGAATCAAAGGTAATCGATCATGAAGCTATATGATATTAATCAAGAAATTATGCAGATTGTCTGCGAAGCAGTTGACGCTGAAACGGGTGAAGTAATTGCAGAACTAGATACCCAAAAGCTAACAGACCTTAAGATAGCGCGTAAGGAAAAAGTACTCAATTTGGGTAAATACATTAAAAATTTAGATGCTGAATTGACTGCTGTAAACAATGAAAAAACAAAGTTTTTGAAGTGGGAGCAATCGCTTAAAAAGCGTATTGAGTCGATTAAAACCTATCTGGCTAAAAACATGGCAGAGGGTGAGAAGTTCAAAGACGCGCAAATCATGGTGAGTTGGCGCATGCCAAGCGAGCAAGTGCATGTGTCTAACGTTGATATGCTGCCAGAGAAATACAAGCGTATCAGCGTTGATGCTAACAAGGTCGAGCTAAAGCGCGCGATTAAAAACGGTGAGGCAATTACTGGAGCTTGTTTGCAATATGGTGAGCCGAGTGTATTGATTAAGTAGGAAATGCAAATGTTTATCGTACTATTTTTAATTTTCTTAACCTTAAAAGTAATCGGTTTAATTGCATGGTCATGGTGGTGGGTATGCTCACCGCTTTTGATAGGCACAGTTTTTTACTTACTGGCAACGATGGCAATGCTAATGATTAGTGCAAAATTTCATAATGTTTGGAGGAATCTAGAGTGAAAAATTTAACCGTTTTGAATAATGATAAGTTAACGATGTCTAGCCGCGAGATTGCTGCTTTAGTAGAAAAAAGGCATGATAATGTTAAGCGCACTATAGACACATTGCTAGAGAAAAAACTTATTGGCTGTCCTCAAATTGAGGATGGGGAAAAGTCGGCTAATGGTGTGGTTGAAAAGGTTTACCTAATAGGCAAGCGCGACAGCTATGTCATAGTGGCTCAACTAAGCCCTGAGTTTACAGCTCGACTTGTTGACCGTTGGCAAGAGTTAGAAGCTAAATCACAATCAAACCTACCAAACTTTAGCAATCCGGCAGAAGCAGCTAGAGCTTGGGCGTTGCAATATGAGCAGAATCAAAGTTTGCTAATCGAAAACACCAAAAAAGATCAGTTAATAGGTGAATATAAGCCAAAGGCTGATTATGTCGATATGATTTTAAAGTCGACTTCATTGGTTACCATTACTCAGATTGCTAAAGATTACGGCAAAAGCGGTCGCGCTATGAATAAGCTGTTGAATGACTTGGGCATACAATATTACCAAAGTGGGCAGTGGCTACTGTACAGCAAGTATCACGCACAAGGCTATACACATTCCGAGACAATTAATATCAAACACAATAACGGTCTTGATGAAATCAAAATGACAACGAAGTGGACGCAGAAGGGGCGTTTATTTTTATATGACAGATTAAAAGCAGCAGCTGTTTTGCCTTTGATTGAACAGAAAGCAGCGTAGTTATGCAGTATGCGTTCACAACGGATTACCCGCCAAGTGTCAATAATCTTTATGTGACCACCAAAAGCGGTAAAAAGTGCTTATCAAAGCGACATGTAAAGTTTAGAAATCAGCTTTATTTTGATGCTGTTGAGCAATGCGGGCGTGTTATTAAGCCGATTACTGGTGATGCTAAGCTCATCGTTTTGCTTAGTCCACCGGATAACCGCGTCCGTGATGTTGATAACGCATTGAAGTCCTTATTTGATGGGATTAAGAAAGCGCGAATGATTAACGATGACAGTCAAATCAAAACGCTGTATGTGCGTATGTTAGCTAAAAAACGAGGTGGAAGTTGTAGCGTTAAAATTAAAGCAATAGGAGCTTCAGAGCATGATTGAGGTTGCAAAAAATCAAGAATGGAAAGCAGCGCGGATTATCGCAAAGATGGAAAAACAAGGAGAAATACAACCGCTGCAATGGCTCAAAATCCCTAATGCAGTGATTAAAAAATATTTCATGGTGATTAACAAAGAGAATGGGAAAAACGGGAATAACAGGAATCAACAGCATGCATAATCATAATATTGTTGCCACAACGGGCACTTACACCGGACAAGACGGACAAAAGAAATATATCAATAAAACGATTGGCAAAGTATTCCAAACGCAACATGGGATAAAGCTAAAGCTTGATGCAAGTTTCAATTTAGCGGCATTACAGCAAGCTGATGATGGTAGCGTATGGCTAGCGGTATTTCCACCGCGTGACAACACCCAACAGCAGGGAGTAAGCACTCAGTCGCAACCACAGCCAACTATGCAGCAGTTAAATGATTTTGATGACGATTCAATACCGTTTTAAGGGAGGAGTTAGGCAGATGTATACATATGACAACAAACAATTTAAGTCAAAGAAAATGCTTTTTTCACACTTGCGCGAGCAAGGCACTATTTCATGCTCACATGGCTATTTTCTTAAAGCTTTCTCAAAGAATTATTTAAACATTGAGCAAACGCTTGCGTACATTGGCAGCGCTTACACATTAAACAGGTCAGTCAAACATACCGATTTTACAGTCAATGATGTTTACTTTAAGAACATGCGCGAGTTTGAAATTCATTACAACTTGCCCGCTAACACACTGTCATCAATGAAGAATAAACGTAAAATCAGTACAAGCGAAGCCGCTAAAATTGCTTTGGAGTCACCAGAAGTCCAAAAGCAAATTGCCTATAAAAATTCACACACGGCTAAATTTCTACAGCTCAGGCTACCAACGACTAACTTTGTTTACCATTAATTGAATGACTGGAGTATCAGGAGGGTATTATGGAGGAGTTAACACTATCAGTAGGCTACAAAATGATTCGTAATGTGGTTGGCGAGAAATACGCTGATATCATTTACGATGTGGCGTGCACCAATAAGCGTAATAAAATCTACTTTCCGATGTATGCCAATAAATCCTGTGGTGCGCTTAAAAAAGTATTGCCGCATGATGTGCTTAGAAAGCTTTCTGATCACTTTGGCGGTCAAGCTATCTATGTGCGAAAAGATAATTTAAAGATTGATGACGCTAAGGAAAAAGAATGGGCGGCACGCACTCTAGCTAAAGCCGGAGCAACTGCCGATACCATCGCCAGAGTGCTAGGCGTGACTAAAAAGACGGTGCTTAATTGTTATGTTGAGCAGAGAGTAAAGCCCGTTGATAAGAGCGGTCAACGGCAGTTGTGTTTGTTTTGAATAGATGGTGTCGTAATGTTCTTTTTAAAAGATAAAAATTTTGCTACATTCTCACCTATAAAAGTTTTTTTGCAAAATGGAAGTGGTAGGGTGCAACAGGAGTTCGCAGAAAGCATAGATGATTTTGAGGTGGTATTTGGTGGCGCAAATACAATAGATGCTGAGATATTTTCCAAGTTGATTAAGGACACTATTGGCTTAGTTCGAGAGAGCGCAAAAGTGGTTGACCCTAGCTGTTTTGTTAGACTTGAGATTAAAGCAAATGAGCAAGGCAGCTTTAAAACAATCATTGACGTGATCACAAAATATATTCCTGATATACTAGCATGCACATCAATTGCAAATGAAGTTCTGCAAGGATTTGTCAACTTCCTCCAAATTAAAAAGCATTTGAAAGGCAGAAAAGCTAAGGATATTACCTATAATGATGAAAGTGCATTGATAAAAAATGCAGAGAATGCGGTCTTTGAGGTGCCTAAAAATATAGGTGAAGCGTTTTTTGAAAATAATAAAATTGATCAATTAACCATCCAGTTTATTAATAATGTCGCAAGCAGTGATCGTAGTCACGTGTCTGTGAGCACAAAGTCTCAAAATATTGAAATCGTTAGTAAAGATTACCACGAAATGTCCCAAGCAGTAGTTGAGAATGTTTATAACACTGTCAAGATGGAGCCATTAGAAGTAGAGTTAGCATTAAAAAAACCAGACCTTCTTGGCTCATCAAAGTGGGAGTTTGTTTATAATAATAAGAAAATTGAAGCAAGTGTTTTAGATAAGAAATTTATAGGGAAAGTGCAAGAAGGCGAGATTCGCCGCCTTTATGCAGGTGTTAAAGTTCCTTGTATAATGCAGATGGAATATGATTTGAATTCAAAAGGTGAGATTGTTGCAAATAGCGATAAATACACTGTTTTAGAGGTAACGGGTCATATTATTGAGCCCGAGAATAAAAAACAGTCTGAGTTGTTTTAGATAACCCTGATGTCTAAATGTTTATCAAAAGCACCCAAAGCCTGCTCGATTGCTTCAATCTTAGAGCGATAACGCAGATTGAATAGTCTATCTAAATTTGATGGCGCGATCCCTATTTTACTAGCAATGTCTGTTTTTTTAAGGTTAGACGCTAACCATTCGTTATAAAGATATACTTTGGCAGCCAGACCAACTGGTAAGGTAATGTAATCGACGCCAATATTTTGAGGTATTGGAATGGGCTTTTTATCTTCAATATAAAAATCAAAGGCAGAGACAAGCGCATCAGCTGCTTGGGTATGCAATTCTGTTAGCTTCTCAACAGTTGTCACTGCCTCGGGCACATCAGGGAATGTAACTAAGTACTCGCCGTTGCTATCTTCTTGAATATTAATATTATATTTCATCAGGTCACCTCGCATTATTTCAAATCTAGGTCTTTCTTTATTTTTTCAACCAACCCTTTACCGATTTCTTTTGCACCATGGTCAGGGAAGATGGTCTGGCGTCCATTTAAATATACTTTGAAATGGCTGCCTTTTGCTTTTTTGAATGTCGCGCCATTGTCTTTTAACCATTTTCTAAACTCACTGTACTTCATTCAATGACGCTCCGTGCTTGCTATATTTTTAGTTTATCAAAAATGATAAAAACGTCAAGGAAAAATTATCAAAAATGATAAATATTTCATGCTAAATAAATATAGGGTTAATATGGGGTGATTGGTCGACTACCCCATATTAAAACCCTTGTAGTGTATGGCTTTGCATTGCGTATGATAAAAGCGACAATCACTCTACATTTCATAAGACATTGCACAAACTGCTAGACAGTCACTTGCTACAATCCCTGATATCAAAGGCTTTAAGGTACTTCCGGAGGCTTGAAAGCGGGCAGGTTTGATACGCGCAGAAAACACTTTCTGCGTGGTTTTTTGAGTTTGGGGTTTAGGTTTAGTTACGGGGATTAGATGCCGACAATAATCAAGGGGAATATTGTTACACGACAGCAAGCAGCTGATACTTTTGGCTTTGACGTTATTACAATTGATAACTGGGTGAGGCGTGGTTGCCCATATGTTAAAAAAGGTGGACGTGGTAAAGCGTGGTCATTTAATACAGCGGATTTATTTAAGTGGCGTTTACAAGAAGAAGCACAAAGAAAAGCCAATAAATATGATGACTTACAAAATGGCGAGGAGCTTGACTTAAAGATTAAGATCGCACGTTTACGCTTAACCGATGCCCAAGCTGAAAACGAAGAAATCAAAGCGCGATTGGCATCTAGTAAAGCAATCGATGCTGAGCAGTTAGAGCATGCGTTGGCAGAAGTGCTAGGCATGATGCGCAATAAACTATTAGGTATTCCCGAACGTGTTGAAACCACGTTAGTAGGCGAAACCGATAAAGACGTGTTCAAAAAAATCCTCACTGCCGAGCTTAAAGATGCGATGTATGCCGCATGCGATGGTATTGATGAAACATTAGATAAACTAACCACAGGAGAACAGAATAATGATTGATATGAATGAAGAAAATGACTTGATTCCAAACATTGCCGAAATAAAAGAACGAGCGTATGTTGATGCTTTGCATCTTTCTGGCTTAAGGTATGCGTCCCTGAGTGGGCAGTTATATACGACAACAACTAAATTTACAGAACTGTTTAGATCAATATTATCTGAAAAAGACGCTGATAGAGAGATTCTAGTGGACTATGTTGAAACGCTACCGCGAGATGTTGCCGTGATGATTATTGGTGATTTACTTGTGACAGATGACATTACACACGCAGAATACCAAAGACTTGAAAGCATTATTTTTGACTAACGTGCTATCTGAACTAATCAAGCAAACCTTTGAACAGCACTTTAAGCCAGTTAAAGACATGGGCATTAGTGACTGGTCAGAGTCACATGTTTATTTGCCTGCGGGCACGTCTGCCGTGCCTGGCAGATGGCGCACTATTGAATACCAAAAAGGGGTGTTTGAGGCGATTGAAAATCCCAAGGTCAATAAGATTACCTTAATGTTTGGGGCACAGTTAGGTAAAACCTCAATACTTAACAACAGCTTGGGTTACTATATTCAACATCAACCAGAATCACAGATTGTGATGCAGCCGTCAGAGTCGGATGTTAAAACTTGGCTTGAAACAAAGTTCAACCCGATGGTAGACAACTGCCCAAGTATACGCGATTGCTTAGCAAAGCCGCGCGGACGTGAGGGCGTTAATAATCAAAAGATGAAATCCTATCATGGTGGCTTTTTAATGCTCAGTTGGTCAGGCTCACCCAATACCATGCGCGGACGTTCAGCACCGAAGATTTATGCCGATGAGGTTGACGGTTATGAGCGCACCAGTGAGGGGCATCCTGTTAATTTGTTGTGGCAACGTGCGGCAACCTTTGGCAGTAAGCGCAAGCTATTAATCACGAGCACACCAACGCACAAAGGTGCATCTTTTGTTGAGATGAGTTATCTATCAGGCGATCAGCGGCAATACTATGTGCCATGCCCGCATTGTGAGGAATATCAAACGCTTAAGTGGGCAAATGTTACATGGCACAGTGACAAAGGCAAGCATGATATACACAGCGCGCATTATACGTGTGAACATTGTGGCAGCTTAATCAATGATGGGCAAAAACTTGCGATGCTGCGTAAAGGGCAATGGCGGGCAAATATGGCGTTTACTGGGCATGCCAGTTTCCATTTAAACGAGCTGTACAGTCCGTTTAGAACCTTTGCTGATATTGTTGAATCGTTCTTAGAGAAAAAACAAACGGGTGATTTAAAAACCTTTGTTAATGTATCTCTTGCCGAAACGTGGGAGGAGGAAGGTGAGCAGGTCGAAGCAGGCAGTTTACTTGCCCGCGTTGAGCATTGGCAAGCCTTGCCAGAAGGTGTTGCTTTAATCACCGCAGGCATTGATGTGCAGCAGGATAGAATCGAGCTGCAAGCCGTTGGTTGGGGTGTAGATGAAGAGAGTTGGGTTATTGATTACAAAATCTTTCATGGTGAAACCAGTGAGGATGAGGTTTGGCGTGAGTTGACACAATTTCTAACTTGTAAGCGTTACTTACATGTTTGCGGTAAACAATTACCTATATCCTTTGCCTGTTTGGATACTGGTGGCACCAATAACATGACATCAAAAGCATATGACTATGTGCGCCATAGTCGAATTGGTTTGCCGTTTGCGATTAAGGGGCGCGGTGGTGAGCATCCCTTTGTATCCGCACCCAGTCGTAAGCGTGTGCCCAATAAAAAAGCCTTTGATTTATATAACATTGGCACCGATGAGGGCAAAAGTATTTTATACAATCGCTTAAAGCTCAGTGATAGCCAAGGCGCTAGCGTGATCCACTTTGATGCTAATATTTGTGATGAGCGCTATTTTGGGCAGTTGACCGCTGAAAAGCGTTTGCTGCGTTATCAAAAAGGATTCCCCAAATACGAATGGCACAATGTTGCCCCTGATAAGCGCAACGAGGCGTTAGATACCTATATCTACGCACTGGCTGCATTAAGAATTACGAATATTGATTTGAACTTAAAACTGCAGCAGTTATTGAAAGAAACAAAGAAGCTCAAGAAAGTGAGCACTAAAAAAGGCTATAAGCTTTAACAAGGGTAGACTTATCAAAGTGAGTATATTTATAAGCCTGTTTTTTTTGAGAACTCATTATCTAACTTTATACGATCGAGAAGTTCTTGCTCTTCTTTATCAGGAAGGCGATATTTATGAATAACGTCCATTGTATGTCGAATTTGTGAAATGTCAGATTCGATTTCACCTATGCTGCAACAGTTCTCAGATATTTGGTCATATGTGTCTGCAATATGGCTCAATAATTCAGTTTGCTTTTTTAGCATCTCAGCATTTTGACTTTGAAAATAACACAGCTGGTCTAAACTCTTGCGGATTTTGGAAAAACTATAAAATAGAGTAAAGATAAGAATTACGAGCAAATAGCTGATTTCATTTTCTACTAAGGAATTAAGAAAATTATGCAATATATCATACATGACGATAGCACCTCTTTGGTATTTGAAGCAAATTTTGAATTAAGAATAGATTTTAAAAATAAATTTTCAAACTTTTAGCTTGCTTTACTTCAAAACAATTTACACAAACTCTCTCTATCCCTACGCATACAATATCCTTATTAAAGATGGGGGTCTTATGCTTTTTATGGATATTGAAACAGAATTAGCGCAGAAATATGCTGAATTAGAGGGCATTCGCGCATCAATCAATAAAGCGATTAGTAATGCGCATATTGGCACATATAGCGCTGCGGGTAATTCGGTTACCTATCGCGAGATGAAAGACTTGCGTGCGGAAGAATCACGGCTTGTCTTTGCAATTAATCAGTTGGAGCTTATTCAGCAAGGTAAAAAAGCAAATAGCTTTATGTCAACAGGGTTTAGGGTGCGCTAATGGGGTTATTATCACTTTTTAAACAAGATAAAACAAAAGCACAGCATGCGCTGCAGCGCAAGACATACAACGTTATGCAAAAGCGGATGTATGAGGCAGCGCGCTCCAATCTGGTACGGGATATTTTCTCAGGTGGTGATATTGATGAGATGATTGAATCACAATCAAGCGCCATTTTGCGCCGTGCGCGTGAGGCGTATGCCAATAATGATTACGTCAAAGGCTATATTTCAATGGCGTGCACCAACATTATTGGGCACAAAGGCATTCGCATTCAGTGTAAAAGCAAGAGTGACGCGTTAAACAATAAGGTTGAGCTTAGCTTTTCTCGTTGGGCACGTCGTGGGCGCTGTGATGTCACTGGGCAGTTATCATTGATCGATGTGCAATTATCTTGCGTGCGTTCGTTGTTGCGTGATGGTGAGTTTTTTGTGCTTAAACACGTGATTGATGGGCAGTTGCAATTGCAATTAATTGACAGTGGGCGCATTGATGTGACCAAACGTGCAACATTAAGCAATGGTAATAAGGTGATTAATGGCGTTGAATTAAACCACTATGGCAAACCGCAAGCCTATTATTTAGTTGATGACGATGGCGCTGAAACGACACGCATTGCTGCTCAAAATGTCATTCATGGTTTTATTTCTGAATATATCGGACAAAAGCGGGGTATTTCAACGATTGCTACGGCGTTAATTCGCCTAGGGTTATTAAAAGAGTTTGAAACCGCAGCAGTGGACAATGCGCGAAGTAATGCCAAATCAATGGGCTTTTTCAAAAAGCCTGAAGGGGTGATTGATTATGAGCAGTTTGCCGATCGTGATGGGGAAGCCAGTGACGAGTTTAGTATTCAAACCTTAGACGATGCTGCGCGCTTTCACGTAATTGAAGCAGGTTACGATTTTACGGGATTTGATGCGCAATTCCCAAGCACCAACTTTGCCCCTTTTAAAGAGTCAATTTTAAAGGCGATTAGCTCAAGCTTAGGCTATGGCGTTAATTACATTAATCTGGGTAATGATCTAAAGGGTGTCAGTTATTCAAGTGCCAGACAAGGCTTGTTAAGCGAGCGCGATGCGTGGCGTATGCTGCAAACTTTGCTGATTGATACGTTGATGCGCCCAGTGTTTGAAAGTTGGTTAGAGGTTGAGTATGCCAGTGGTAGGTTGGGTAATATCAGCGTATTAAGTTTTGATAGTTTAATCGATAGCGTACGTTTTCAAACGCGCGCGTGGGCGTGGATTGATCCATTGAAAGATGCCAAGGGCACCACGGAAAGCATTAATAATCACACGATCAGTTTATCACAAGCCATTTTAGATGCCGGTGGTGATCCCGAGGATACCTTAAACCAGATTGCGATGGATAACGAACGCCTAAAAGAGCTCGGTATTGTCATGCAGAGTGTGCCTGATGACAATAATGAGATGAATATTCAAAAGCAGATAGAGGATGGAATAAGTAATGCAGAATTATATCAAGACGATTAAAGAAAGTGAGTGTTTGACGCGGGATTACTCGCTCAATGCCACGCATAGCAAGATAGATACTGAGAAACGTACCGTTGAGTTAAGTTTTTCAAGTAACACGCCCTATCAGCGCTGGCAAGATGCTAATGAAGTATTGGAGCATCGAGCGGGATCGATTGATTTATCACGCTTAAATAATAAAGGCGCACTATTGGTTAATCATGACTGGAATCGCCAAATTGGTGTGGTTGAGCATGCTTATATCGATGGCGATAAGGCGCGAGCGGTAGTGAAGTTCTCAAAACGTCAAGAAGCACAGGACTTTTTCCAAGATGTCCAAGATGGGATTATCGCCAATGTGTCGGTGGGTTATAAAGTTGATCAGGCAGAACCAGATCACAATAACAAAGCGGTACGCGTAACTAAGTGGCAGCCGTTTGAGATTTCATTGGTTAGTGTTCCGGCTGATGTCACGGTTGGCATTGGCAGAAACACAGCACAAAGTATTAATCAAGAAACTGCTAAGCTAGAGGCGGTTTTAAATCACATGACTACAACTAATCCTGAGGGGGAGAGAATGAGTAACGAAGTAAGTAATCTAAACCATGTAAATAAAGGGGATGTAACAGGGGTGAGTTCTGCAAAAGAAGCAGTACGCTCATTTGATGAGGGTATTAAAAACGAGCGTGAACGTGTTGCGCAAATCGGCAGCTTAGCACGTGAGTTTCAACAAGCAGACTTTGCCAGAAGCTATATCGATAATGGTGCAAGCTTTGAATCATTTCAAAAAGATTTACTGTTGCATGTACAGTCCACGCAAAGAGAACGATTAAGAACACTTGAGCAGCAAAGCCCGCAGGTTAATGCGGTGCAATCCTGTGCTAATAATATTGGCATGAGTGACAAAGAAACGCGTGAGTTTAGCTTAACTAAAGCGATGCGCGCGATGTCGCAGCCAATGAGTGCACAAGCGCGTGAAGATGCCAAGCTTGAGTTTGATGCCTCGGAAACGGCAAAGCGTAAAATGGGTATTTATGATGACTCTTTTGTTATCCCTACCGACGTTTTGCAACGTGATTTCACGGTTGCCGGAGGAGGTAACGCACTGGTGGGTACTGAGCTTAGGGCGTCAAGTTTTATTGATATGCTGCGCAATAAGTCAATTATGATGAGCATTGCGCAACGGTTATCAGGTTTGCGTGGTAACTTATCAATTCCACGCCAAACCCAAGGCTCCAATGTCTACTGGGTTGGTGAAAAAGAGGATGTAGGTGAAGGTAATATTGTCACCGATCAAATTCATTTATCACCTAAGCGCTTGGGTGCGTATTTGGAGGTGTCGCGTGAGTTAATTACCAATAGCTCACTTGATGCTGAGACCATGGTGCGTAATGATTTATTAGCAGCTTTGGCAACAGGTATTGATACTGCTGCTTTATATGGCACAGGACAAGATAAGCAACCACTTGGTTTAACAAAAACCAGTGGTATTGCGACCGTTGAATATGATGCAGCAAGCCCGTCATTGGCGGATTATATCGGCTTAGAAACGAGTATCGCGCTGCAAAATGCGGATGTTGCCAATATGCGTTATTTACTTAATCCAGCGCTAAGGGGTGCAGCTAAAACCACGCCAAGATTGCCAAACAGTGAAATGACCGTATGGGAGTCAGGCAATACCATTAATGGCTACAATGTCGAGGTAACCAATCAGATTGCAAATAATCAGGTGATTTTTGGTGACTTTAGTCAGCTGATTATTGGGCTGTGGGATGGTTTGCGTTTAACCGTTAACCCGTACGCTTTAGATAAGTCCGGTGGCATTCGTGTGGTCGTGATGCAAAGTGTTGATTTTGCGGTGCGTCGTCCGGAGTCGTTTGCGATTGCCAATAAAAAGGTTGTGGTGTAAGTAAATTCAAGGCAAGTAGGTGGGGCTTGTCTTGATAGCTATCTAATGAGGGGATTTAAAAAAATGAAAGCAGAATTATTACGATCGATTGTTGCCGCAGGTAAAGCGCGCAAGGTGGGTGATGTGGTGGAATTAAGCGAGCATGAGTTTGATTTTTTAGCAGCGCGTGGATTAGTTCAATTACATAATCCTAAAGAGCCAGAGCCAGAGCCAGAGCCAGAGCCAGAGCCAGAGCCAGAGCCAGAGCCAGAGCCAGAGCCAGAGCCAGAGCCAGAGCCAGAGCCAGAGCCAGAGCCAGAGCCAGAGCCAGAGCCAGAGCCAGAAAAGAAGAAAACATCAAAGAAAGCCAAAGCAGCTGATAAGTAATCTATGGCATTGTATTTGGATAATTTTGATTGCTTGTTTAATGATTTTGGTGAGCCTGCACGCATTGAGCGCACGGGTGAAAACTTAGTTGTTAAACATGACTTAATCGAGAGTTTACATGATTTGAGTCTAGCGAAATACAAGAACTGCTCAGGGGTGGCATGGCTTAAGTTTATTGATAAAAACAAAGTCGAGCGCCATGACATGCTGACTTTATTAAACAGTGCACAGACCTATCGCGTTGAGCATAAGATGCTTGATGGTGGTGGACTGGTCAAGTTGATTTTAAGCGATGCGGTGAATAATGAGTATATCGATTTCTAAAGCAGAGGCGTTTGCGCTTACGGATGCCATTGATGGCATCAAGGCAAGCGAGAAAGAGCTTGCTAATGCTTATCATCAATCGATGGGGCGTGCGGCAAATTACGCAAGTAAACGTGTGACGCGTGAAATAGCTAGCCGTTTAGATATTCCATTAAAGCTATTAAGAAAACGGCTGCTTGTTTTTAAGAAAGCCGATCATAAGGGTGCATGCAAGGTGTGGGCAGGCTTGAATGATTTGCCCTTAGATGCTTTAGGCAGACCCAAACGAAGTGGTGCTGATGTGATGGTTAAAGGGATTACTGCAAGTAATGCCTATATCACCAAAGCCGGACGTGTGCGCTTACGTGGCACAAGCGAGTTGGCAGTGCTATCAATTGATGAGTCAGCAGAAGATTTACTGCAGAAGCTGTTGCCTTACTATTTTTATTATTACTTTGAAAAAGAGTTCACGCAGTTGGTTAAATTTAAGTTTGGTGGGAACTAATGGAAAACAAAATACAAAACACGCGGGCATTAAGTGAGTATATCTTAGATGCCTTAAAAGCACATGAGTCACGGATTAATTGGCAGTTATATCCTGAGGTACAGACACTAAGTGGCGTTAAGCTACCGATTGCCCACTTGGAGCTGCAAAGCTTTGACTTAAGCCCGAAGATTACTACCGACTTGAATACAGTTACCTGCACATTTGCACTAAGATTATTATTTAATGATACACCACTTGGGCAGCTTAATATTCGTGATGCAGCGCTTGCGATGAGCACGTTTATTAATGGCAATTATTTTAACTGTGAGCAATTGGAAGCAGCGGGTGTCATCAGTAATCAACAGGATTTTTTTGCGCCAGAGGTCGATGGCTTTATCAGTTGGGAGATTCTGTTTTCGATTCCATTTTACTACGGTGATTCGGTGTATGAAGAAAATGGTACCTCGCCTGAGGTTGAGATAAATATAAATAATAATGTGGTATAGAGATGTCTGCTAATCAAATTAAGGAAGCCCATTCATGTTAAGACAGAAAGCATTACGCGTACTGGCATTATCGCAGGAAAACTGGCGTAATATCACCTTACCAATGGCTAAGTATGCTGTTGAACAAGCGCAAGAAGTTCTTGGCAATATAGCAGATGACGTAAAGCTAATAAACACGCAGGCGCTTGCTATGCTGTCCTTTTTGTCAGCGTCGCTAACAATGATTATTGCAGTACATGATTACTTTCATGTTAAGGTTTTAATCTGCATGATATCAGGCATTGCATTGAGTATGTTGTTGCTGTTAATAACGCTTTTGCCACGTGGGTTTATGGGTAAAGGCAGTTGTCCTGATAATATTCTGGATAGTGAAAGCTTGGCATATGATGAGCTTTATTTTTACAAATACCTTATCCATATCAATATGCGAGATGTCCAGTATGATTCAAATAAGCTTGCACGCAAAGCAATGTACTTTACAGGCGCTATTGTTACAATCGCCATAACTGCTATAAGCTGCGCTTTCTTGGTATGTTTACAGGTTGTTGGGGTGGTAAATTAGGTTGGGCAGGTATGGGCGTGTCCATGATGTCTATATTCCTAAATAAATGGGTAAGGTTATGAGCGATATTACACAACACCTCGTTGATATGCAACGGCGTTTAAATAACCTGATTCGGGTGGGGCTCGTCATTGAGACGAACCCCTCTCGTTTAAAAGTAAAAATAGGTGATAACACCAGTGGTTGGTTACCGTGGTTGACACAAAGAACCGGTGACTGCGTGACATGGTGGAAGCCGTCTGTTGGTGAGCAAGTGATGGTATTAAGCCCATCGGGTGAGCTAAACAATGGTGTGGTGTTACCTGCGATATACACTAAAAATCAGCCAACTTTAAACGCCAATGAACACATGACGGTTTATAAAGATGGCACCAAGGTGAGTTATGATTATGAGCAAAAGAAACTCTCAATAAATTGTGTTGGTGATGTTGAAGTCGTAGCGGCTAAGACGCTAATAGCAGATATTACTGGCGAGGTAACGGTTAAAGGTGCCAAGACACTAAGCATTGACTTTGTAGGCAATATTGATATTAAAACCCCTGCACAAGTTAGGATTGACGCACCTAATACGATCTGCACGGGTAATCTCATGGTGCAAGGTGGCTTAACCTATATGCAGGGTATGAGTGGGTTTAACCAAGGTGGCAGCACGACAGCAACCATTCAAGGTAAGGTTACCGTAACTGAGGATGTGATTGCTGGTGGCGTTTCCGTTAAAGGGCATACGCATATGGGTGACAGTGGTGGCAGTACGTCTGCGCCAGTGTAAAAGTTCTTAGGTTGAAAATAGGATGCTTTTAAGACTTTAGTTGATTCAGATTCTTTATAAGTAAATGATTTATCTTTGAAAATTGAGTATATTATTATACCTGCACCGAGCAAAGCTATAAAAATCCCTATAGGGAGTTGCTGACTTTTGAAAATTGGTATCCATTTGCTGCGTATTTCTATATCCATTGTTCTGTCATGATATGACCTTAAATACTTGATGCCGATCCTAAATATCAAAAATCCAATAATTAGGACAGCCAGATTGTATAAAGTGACGCTTAGAATTATGAATATACTTATCATTTTAAATTTCCTCCATGATTAATATCCTTATAATAACTATGCAAGCTCAACAGTATAGTGTAAATTTTCACGATTAATCACATCTTGCAAAGCTAAACGAATAAAGCTTTTAGGATTCATGCCGAGCGCTTTGGCAAAGCTAATAGCAAGCTTAATTCCCACAGGGCGTCGCCCGTGTTCAATGTCACACAGCTGCTGTTTGGAAATACCGATTTGCTTTGCAAAATCAGCTTGTGTAATTTCCTCACATTTACGTAAAGCAAGCAGTGTATTACCGATGGTTTCTGGCTCACCAATTAAGTTATCTAAGTATTTTATTGCATCAATATTCATGTTTGTTTACCTCATCGATTTCAATATAGTTTAGCTCAACTTTGCCATTATCATATTCGGTATAAATGGCGCGATAAGCTTTATTTAAACGGATTGATCGTTGACCTTTACGATTACCGTGCAAAGGCTCATCGTGGTAGCCAGGTGTTTTTCTTACTTCTAAAATGCCATATTCACCAACATCGTGCACCCATAGTCGAAGCTTTTTGATGATATGAGATGGAATTCTCTGTAAGTCTTTCTGAGCCTGTTTGCTAAGCTCAACTTTATACGTTTCCATCCATCGAATCCATTTATTGTAAGCTTTGCATGATTGTACTCATTTAATGGGTATTTGTCAAGTCGTAAGTTGTGAAGCGGCACAAACCTAACACGATTTAACGCTTATCCTTGCTGTATACCATCGGGGGAGGGTAAGCAATGCATGGGGTAGACCGCTATAGCGGGCGTGTGCTAGATGATGTCGAGCACGTTAAGCAATCAATCAAAGATATTTTAACCACACCAATAGGCACACGTGTGCAGTTGCGCGCGTATGGCAGTCGACTGTTTGAGTATATCGATAAGCCAATGAATAACGAAAATGTCATTCAGATTATTCTCGCGAGTGCCGAGGCAATTGATACATGGGAGCCACGGGTTAAGCTCACACGGGTATTGCCAACGGTGAGTGATAGCGGACGTTTAAACATTGACGTCGAGTTCACCTATCAGCCCAATGGCAAACCAGCGCAATTGCGCGGGGTTATGCTATGAGTGTTTTTAATCTGGCGAATCTGCCACTGCCTGCCTCAATTAGTGCGGTTGATTATGAAGCGAATTTTAATGCCTTACTGGATAAGTTTAAGGTGCTTATGCCTGAGTATGACGCCTATTTAGAATCTGACCCTGTGATTAAGATATTTGAGGCATGCGCTTATTTATTGACACTGAAGGATCAAGCGCGCAACGACCAAATCAAAGCCATACTGATTGCTTTTGCTAAGGGGGCTGATTTAGATAACTTAGGCGCACTATTAGCGGAAGCACGCCAAGAAAACGAGGAGGATGATCGCTTTAGAATACGCATTTTAACCGCTTTGGATAAAGCCAGTACCGCGGGTGCCGCGGAAGCCTATGAAGCATTAAGCTTAGAAGCTGACGCGCGTGTCGCTGATGTCAAAGCGTATGATGATATTACACAACCTGCTAAGGCATTTGTAACGATTCAATCGAATGTCAGTGACAATGGCGAAGCAGATAGCGCACTTATTACAGCGGTTACTGACTACCTAAACCATGAGGATCGAAAGCCATTAGGTGCGCAGGTGATTGTTAATAGTGTGGCTGCGTTAAATTATCAAATTGATGCAGTCGTCAAGTTTGATCAAACTGCTGATATTGAAACGGTTAAGCTGCATATGCTTGATGCCATTGCTGAGCTTGTAGCGCAAAAGCATAAAATCAATGCCGAGATTGCCTTGTCAGAAATTTATGCGCGCTTAAATATTGAAGGTGTTTCAGTGGTTGAGCAATTAAATGAACCTAAAGCCAATATCAAGGCGGGTAAACACCAAGCACCCTTTTGTACAAGTGTTAATATTGTCGAGGCGAGCACATGAGTTTATTGCCACCTAATAGTAGTGATTTAGAAAAGGCAATTGTTGGTGCGTTTCAATCAGTGCTTGATAGCAAGGACTTATTAATCCAGACACTATGGAATGCCGATTTGTGCCCGTATGAGTTTTTGCCTTATCTGGCAAGCGCTTTGAGTGTCGATTTTGCGATTTATAACCAATTAATCGAAGCAGAAAAGCGCGAGTATATTAAAAAATCAATTGAAATCCATCGCAAAAAAGGTTCATTAGGCGCACTTAAAAAAGCCTTAAACATTGCTGATTATGACATCAAAGTCAACGAATGGTATGAGTATAACGGCACACCACATACGATTAAAGTCGATATTACTAAACAATCATCTGGTGCTTTTAACATTGATTTAATCAATAACACCATTAACGCCAATAAAAATGTCCAAACTGCCCGCGTATTATCGGTTAAAAATGAAGTGAGCAATAGCATCACACTGGGCAATGGTAACAGGGTAACCTTGCGCCAAGGTGTACCGTTTAATAAAGCCTATGCATTTATCGGTTGTATTACCTTGGTGTGTTTACGGTTTAAATAAAGTAAAGAAAAAAGAGGAAAGAAAATGCCACAGTTAATGTTAACCGAAAGCGCTCTTGCTAAATTAGCAACGGCACAACAAACGGGTGTGCAGATAAAATTAGGGCAGTTTGAGGTCACCAATAGTCTTGACGCGAGCCTTGAAGCAACAGGGGACTGTCTTTACAAGGGCGGCATTTCAAGTATTGCTAATGAAAATGCGACGACTTTGCGCGTAAAGTGTTTAATGCCAGCAGGGCTTAATGTCAATGACGTTGTGCAAAAGTGCTATGTTTATGATGAGCAAAACGATGTCTTTGCCTATGGTTTGATTAATAGCTTTAAATACACACAATCAGCAAATATTGAGGCTGAGATTAATATTTATCTCACCTTTAGCGAGGCGGGCAGCGTGTCTTTAACGGTGCCGTCAGATAGTTTTGTGGATTATAAAACGTTTAATGAGCATAAGCATGATGAGCGCTACTATCAAAAAACGGAAGTTGATAACAAGGCTTATGGTTATCCTTACTGGCGATTGTCACGCAATCAGCTAGGCACCATAACCAATGGCGCATTAGATCATTTTGTTATTAATCCGAATATTACCATCAGTTTTGAAGTTTATAAAACGATTCATTCAGATGTGCCGTGGGCAGATCGTGACGCTGAAGAGCAAGAAATATTAACGGCTATGGGGCGTTATGGTCAGCGTTATTTTGCGCCTAGTTATTTTCATGTTGTCCGCATTAGGTGGAGCGGTGCAATACCTGAAGATTGGAGTGCAGGCAAATACTGGCTTTTTTATCAATATATAAATTATCACAATATTATCACCAGTGCATGTTATGCCAAATTAATCAGTGGAGATGTTTCAGGATATGCCTTTGAAAATATTAGTAGTACGTGGGGCTTGTGTGGTGGCACCATGGATTTACAAGGCACGTCTTATACGCACCCACATCCGTACTCAGAAACACAATCAGGTGAGGTTTTATTTTGCATGCTTGCCAATGTGGCAGGCTGCTTTCCATTAGATAGAAATAATCCAAAGTGGGGCTATTTGCCCTATTTAGAACGTTTAGAAGATTAATTGTATTTTCAATCATGAGGTAATCATATGATGAATATTATCCCAAGTGTTACCTTGCGTAATGCTGATGTATTAAAGAGCGTCCCCGTTGATCAATTAGAGCAACTGGATATTAGCGCTGAAGAAGAGATGCGCATTAAATTATACGTACGCAAAGAAGAAACGATTACACGCATCTTGGCGTTCACAAAGCAAGTCAGACAATTGCTGTCCAATCATTCAGAAGCTGAAAGAATGGTGGGTTGGGTAGAAAAAGAAAAGCGCGCAAGGCGAGTACTAGATGGTGTTGCTAGTGATGCAGATAAACAGCAGCTGACCATTGAAGCGAGTAAACGTGGCTTTGGTGAGACGATAGAACAGCTTGCGCAAAGACAAATCGAGTTGGCGGATATTCTAGCACTGCAAAACGCCGAACTTGACGGGTTAGAAACTAAGGCAATTGATTCGGTTCAACACGCTAAAGATATTGCAGAAGTTGAAGCACTTCTTGAGCAATTTAAGACTGAAGCGGAAGAGAGCTTAAAAAATATTAAAACCTATGGTGAGGCTTAATTATGATTGTCAAGTTACATTTCATCAGACGCAATAGCTTAATGTCACATGCGGTGCGTTTGATGACGGCATCAAAATACTCACACTGTGAAATTGAGATTGACGGCATGTGCTATGGTGCCAAAGCATTTAAAGGCGTGTATAAGCAGCCAGTGCGCGAGCTGTTTGAAAACGAAGATGTGATTGAAACATGGACGTTTGCCAATCCGAGCTTTTGGCGTGCTGCTAACCTGCGAGACTGGCTTGAGGCGCAAGTTGGTAAAAGTTATGACTATCTGCCTGCGTTGGCTTTGGGGTTTTTACGCAAGAACTGGGCGAATAATGAAGACAAGTGGTTTTGTTCAGAGTTAATTGACGCAGGCTTCAAACGTGTCGGTATGCCATTGACCAATAAGGATTACATGCCGTATCGCTTAACACCCAATGACTTGCGTCCGAGTAATCGCTTGCGTTACTTGTCATTAGAGAAATCAACGTCAAAGCCTTTTTGGAGTAGGTTTGTGCGCTTTTTTGTTTAATCACCATTTGCCAGCAATTGGCACAATCTCAATCAATTATTAGCACTACACTAGGAATCAAACGAGGGGGAGGATTAATAGTTTGAATGTTGTTAAGGGGATTTTGAGTGCACTGCCAAGTGTGATTATTTTATTTTTTGTGTTAGGTGGTGCGTATTACTTAAATAGTAAGCTCGACAAGATGAATGACATGTGGCTATCAGCTAATCAGGTGACAGTGAAAAATCAGCAAGCACAGATTAAAATTAACCGCATATTTGGCAAGCAGATGGATGATTTTACCAGCTATATTCATGGCTTACCTGAAGAGAAGCGCAAACCATGGCTTGAAACATATAGCGAAGAAGTGCAAAAGATGTTGTTCACGCCACCCAAGGGCTTAAAAAACCAAAGCGGTGAGAAGTGATGCGGTTATTTTTAGCTATTTTCACCATCATTGTGACAATTTTTATCAATGGTTGCTCGTTGTTTCCTGCTGCACGTGTTTCTGGACATATTCCACCGGAGTTAATGGAGCAGCGCTTGGTATATGGCTGTAGCAGCATTCAAAACGAATTAAAGCTTGCAACATGCTATTTAAAAACCCGTGAAGCGCTGTATTTGGCGAATCAGGATAAGCAGGATTTAGCTGAGTTAGATCGCATTTGGAGTAATTAATTAAGTTATTAAAAGAGCAAAAGGTAAAAGGGGGAGTTATGAGTTTTTACCATGGGGTTGAAGTTGTTGAGATTGATGGCGGTGCGCGCCCGATTCAAACGGTTAAATCGAGTGTTATCGGTTTAATTGGTACGGCACCAGATGCTGATAGTACCGCATTTCCGTTAAACGTGCCAGTGTTGATTGCAGGCAACCGGACAGAGGCGGCAAAGCTTGGCAGTAATGGTACATTGCCAGATGCAATTGATGGCATCTTTGACCAAATCGGGGCAATGGTGATCGTCGTGCGTGTTGAGCATTCAGATGACAACGCACAAATGCTTACTAATGTTCAAGGCGGTATTGATGCAACGACAGGCGCACGCACTGGGGTGCAGGCGTTTTTAGATGCGGGATCAAAGTTGGGGTTAACGCCACGCATTTTAATCGCGCCACAGTTTAGTAATGAAGTGGGTATTGTGCAGGAATTAATGGGGATTGCTGAGCGCTTAAAGGCAGTGATTATTGCCGAAGCCCCAAGCACCACAGATACTGCTGCAATTGCCTACCAGAAAAACTTTGGTTCGGCGCGTGTTTATGTCATCGATCCACGGGTGATGGTGCTAGCCAATGGTGTCGAGGTGGCTAAGCCCGCCTCGCCACGTGTTGCGGGGTTAATGGCACGCATTGATAAGACATACGGTTGGCACTACTCACCATCGAATCACGAGATTTATGGTGTAACAGGTACGGAACGTCCGATTGATTTCGAGTTAAATGGTGAGTGTCGTGCGAATTACTTAAACGAAAACAAGATATCGACGATCATTAATCAAAGTGGTTTTAGGCTGTGGGGTAATTTAACCTGCTCAAATGATCCCAAGTGGCAGTTTTTAAGTGTGCGCAGAACGGCGGACATGTTAAACGAATCATTGCTCTATGCGCATAACTGGGCAGTGGATCGCGGGATTAGCAAGACCTTTGTTGATGACATTGTGATGAGTGTTAACGGCTTTTTGCGCTCGCTTGTCGCGCAGGGTCGCATCTTGGGTGGCAAATGCTGGGCTGATCCCGAGTTAAACAGTGAGAATGAGATTGCAAACGGTCATATTACGTTTAGCTTTGATTTCACCCCTGTTTATCCAAGCCAACATATCACGTTTAATAGTCATCTAGTGAATGACTATATCAGCGAAATATTTTAATCAATCAGCACAGTAGGAGCTTAGCATTATGTTTAACAATATTTTAATTAACTTTGGTGTGTATCTGGATGGCATTGCCTACTTAGGCACGGCTAGTGAGGTGCAGTTACCTAATCTTGCAATTAAGACCGAAGAGTGGACAGCCGCAGGCATGTCTGGAACGGTTAAAGTTGATACGGGTAAAATGGAAGCGATGGAGTCGGTGATTAAGTTCAAAGGCTTACAAACCGACCCCATTAAAGTCATTGGTAATAAAGAAGCGCCGCTGATTATTCGTGGCAGCTTACGCAACAAAGATGGCACCGAAAAGAAACTCACTGTTGAGATGCGCGGGTTGGTGACCAGTTATGACAATGGCACGATTAATGCCGAGTCAACGGGAGAAACCTCGCTCACCTTGTCTGTCAGTTATTACCGCTTTAATGCTGATGGTGAGGACTTGGTGGAAATCGACCCGATTAATAACGTACGTAGTTTAAATGGTACGAATCAGCTTGAAGGCGTATTAGCCAATATTTCAAATTAAGAAATTAAAAAAATTAAAAAGCAAGATGTGAACAACAAGGACAAAAACATGAAAGTTACGTTGAGAAATAAAGTCAAACTGACCAGTGGTGAGCAAACGAATGTTATCCACTTTCGTGAGCCGACGCGCGGCGATTTAAAGGCAGTGGCGAATATCGATAATGATATTGCCAAAGAAGATATGTTAATCAGTCGGCTAACGGGTATATCCATTGCCTCACTTGATGATGTAGTGATGGCAGACAGTGCCAAGTTGCAGCAGGGATTAAGTGAGATTACGGACGCTGACTATGACCCAAAGCCTATAACGAATTAATCTTTGTTGTGGCAACACAAACCGGTTGGCAGATCAGTGAGCTAGACAAACTGCCACTGTCTGAGTTAATCAGTTATTACCAGTATGCAGTGGATTGGATAAAAGCAAAAAGCGGGTTAGATAAGTAAAAATGAGCAATTGGAATAAAAAGGTTAGCCTTGAGTTAGGTGGTAGCATTAACCCAAGCTTTAGCAGGGCAACTGATGATGCAGCTAAAAGCTTAGGCATGCTTGGCAGAAAAGAGAAAGCCTTAAAAGACAATAAGGCGCTTATCGGTAAGCTGCAAGCTGATCAAGCGGCGATTGCGAAAACCAATACTGCTTATAAAACACAAGTTGCCGAGCTTAAAGCTTTACAGCGTGCCTACAATGCCGCAGGTGGGCAAGATGCTACACTCTCTGCCAAGATTTCCAAGAAGCAGCAACAGGTTAATAAAACCAATGCTAAATTAAGCGAGCAGCGCAAAGGTTTGCAGAATTTAGGCACCAGTCTTAAAAAAGCAGGCATTGATACGGCAAATCTCACAAGCGAAGAAAAACGCCTGCAAATGCAACTGGAGAAAACACAAAAGCATGCCAAGTTAAAAGGCAAAACACTGTCGACCTTGGGCAGTGGCGTAAGCAAGTTAAAATATGCAGCCCTTGGTGCGACAGCTGCGATTGGGGCGATGGGTGCGGCTGCGATGAAATCGGTTAATAGCTTTGCCGAGCATGGCGACAATGTTGCCAAAACAGCGGACAAGTTAAACGTTAGTACCACCTCATTACAAGAAATGCGCTATGCCGCTGAGCGTGCTGGGTTATCGACAGATAAACTAGATAAATCACTCGAGTTTATGCAGAAGAATGTTGTTGATGCAGCCCAAGGCACAGGTGAGGCAAAAGATGCACTGAATCAACTGGGGTTAAGTGCTGATGAGCTTAAATCCTTAAAGCCCGATCAAGCACTTGGTTTAATTGCTGATCGCATGAAAGGGGTGACGAATAATCAAGAGCGCTTACGCATGGCAACTCGCATCTTTGGACGCGAGGGTGCAGGTATGGTTAACATGCTCAGAGATGGCTCCAAAGGTTTAAAAGAGATGGGAGCAGAAGCCAATCGCGTCGGTTATGTTCTTAATGAAAAGTCACTGCGCGCAGCTGAGGCGAATCGCGATGCTTATTTAAATATGACAACCAGTATCAAAGGCATGTGGTTTTCAATCGGCAATGAGCTAATGCCAAAACTGACAGAAATGTTTAGTAAACTCACGGATTGGATTGCGGAAAATCGTGGGCAAATTGGTGAGTGGGTTAAAAGCTTTAGCAGTATGATAAGCTCAGTTTTCAGTGGTATTAAGACAATAGGCAGTTTTATCCAATCAACGATTGGACTAGATAATGCGTTCAAAATAGTCGGTGGTACTATTGCGTTTAGTCTGGTTAATAAAATAGTTAATCTTGGCTCAGTCATTAAAGGGCTTGGCATGACCTTTAAGCTTGTGAGTAAGTTATTTTTAACCAATCCTATTGGTTTGGCAATTACAGGCATTGCTACAGCAGCGCTACTGATCTATAAATATTGGGAGCCGATAAAGGATTTCTTTGCCGAATTATGGGATGGCATCAAAAGCATATTCAACAGTGCGATTGATTTTATTGCAAAGTTATTCGAGCCACAGGTTAAAATGATTAAATGGGTTGCCGAAAAAGCTACTTCAGTGGCTAAATTTTTTGGATTCGGTGGAAGTGAAAAGGAGGATAAAGGTAATAAAACCAAGGAAATCTCAAGTAAAAAATCACTTGTTAGTATAAAAGAGTCAAACTTTGACCCAGATGCTGAAAATAAAATTGATTGGAATAAGCATAAGCCTTTAAAGATTGAGGATTTCAGACAGTTAAAGCAGCAGGTTCAAACTGCCAATCAACAAACCAATAACCATAATAGAACCAATAATGTCACCATTACCAATCAAGTCACTGTGCAAGGCAATGGCGATAAAAACACCTTGATGCAAGGTATAGAACAGGCAACACAAAAAGCATTGTATGATTTTAATCTAGGAGGTGTGTAGATGGCATTTATTCCATTGGTGTTGGGCGCTTTACCATTTAGCGTCAACACGGCAACCTATAACAAAATAAGCAAAAGCTACTCAAGCAACTGGGCAACACAAGAGCGGGTTAATAACAGCCCTGCATTACAAAACACGGGTGACCAGTCGGAGACGATGACTATATCGGGTGTGACTTTCCCGCATGATAACTTTGGAGCAAAAGGTGCCTTAATGGCATTGCGTGAGTTGGCAGCAAGTCAGGAAAGCAAGTTCTTGTTTGATTTAGATGGCTTTATCTATGGCAAGTGGGCAATAACCAATATTCAGCAGGAGGATACCAATAACAGTAACACAAGTTATAGTGTCAGTCTGGCACGTTATCCAGAGTCCAGTGCAATTGATCAGGCAAAGGCGTATGTCAAAGGAGCCGGAAATGGCTAAATACATCACCAAAAACGGCGATATGCTCGATTATATCTGCTATCAATACTACGGCACGACAGAGATTACAAGCAAAGTGCTTGAGGCAAATCGTGAGCTTGCGAAGCTTGGCGCTGTTTTGCCTGCAGGCATCAGTATTGAATTACCTGAGATTGAAAAACCAACGGCAAAGCGTAAGGTGACGTTATGGTAATTGATTATCAAATCTTAGCCGATAATAAAGATATTACTGAGAAGATAAAGGCGGCACTGGTGAGTCTAACGATAACTGACACAACAGGCGACCATGCGGATGGCTTAAGCCTGCGATTAGCTGATTACACTGACTCGTTAAAGTTTCCTGAATCAAGTGCCAAGCTTAACGTGCATTTGGGCTATAAAGATAATTTGCATGATTTTGGTTTTTTCTTTGTTGATACGATGAGCTACAGCTATCCACCGAGTGTCTTAAGCTTAAATGCCAACAGCGTGCCCTTTGCTGCATCCAATACATATAAAGCCATGCAAACGCAACAAACGCGCTCATTTGATAACACCACCGTGCAAGGTTTAGTTGAGCAGATTGCCAAAGAGCATGGCTTAGAATCCTCAGTTACACCAGAAATAGGCAAAATTACTATTGAGCACATCGACCAAACCGATGAGGGCAATATCGGCTTTTTGTATCGGGTGGTCAGACAATACGGCGGCACCTTAAAACCAACGCATACCAAACTCGTTGTTTTAGATGCCAAGGGTAAGAATGCCAACAATGAAGATATGCCAACCGTCACCTTGGATTTAAAAGAGATTTCACAGCTAAGCTATAGCAGCAAAAAAGAAGCCAAGTTCAGAAGTGTCACTGCTAAATATCATGATGTTGATACTGCTGAAACCAAAAAAATCACAATGGGTAATGGGCAACCTGAATTTTTATTATCCTACACCTACGAAAACGAGACAGCGGCAAAGGCGATGGCTAAGAAGGTATTAGATGGTTATTCACTTGATACCGATTCGATTAATATCACCACGGTGGGCAATCCAGCGATTATTGCGGGTGTTCCAATTGAAATTAAAGGATTACGTGAGGATATTCCACAGGAATGGTATGTCAAAACGGCAACGCACTCGTTAAGCAAGCAGGGCTATCAAACCAGCGCGCAATTGACGCTACAATCAGCAATAGAGTGA